AAGCGCCCGCTGCCGCAGCCCGGCGATAAGGACTACGTCGCCGGCCAGCCGGTGAGCGACGAAGAGGCCGACAAGGTCGAGAAGGAAGTCGCCGACAAACATGCCGCCGCGAAAGCTGCAGCCGAGAAGGCGGCCGCCGCGGCTAAGAAGCACGGAGAGCCTTGACATGGCTAAATCTTGGAGTTGGCGGCTTCGCCTGACTGCGGCGGTTGCTGACCATACATCGGTCGACGTGCCAACCCCTGACTATGACGCGGCGCTCGCTGATCCGGCGAGCGCCGAGCTGGCGGTCGACAATGACGTCATCACGCTGCCTGACAAGGGAACGGTCGCGTTCAATGGCGATACCGCGACCGTAACCAACCTCACCGGGTCGTCATGGCCGCAGGGCGACGAGGTTTACGTTTACGTCGAACGCAAGGGCGCGGGCGCAGCCGGCGGCGGGGCGGAGGAAGCCTTGGCGGCAATGCAGGCTCAGATCGACGCCAATGCTTCCGCAATCGGCGCGTTGCAGACCGACGTTACGGACCTGCAGGCGCGGGTGGCGGCGCTTGAGACGCCGGCAGCGCAGTCGGCTAAAGCGAAAGGAAAGTAAGCCATGCCTGTCGCGGCGGTGAGCGCAGCGGATCTCGCTTACATCCAGGCGCATCCGACTGCTGTCGTCAAAGCGCAAAAGCCACTGCTCAAGGTGGCGAAGCAAAACCATGCCAGCAGCGCGCCGGTGTGCACCGTTGCGCCGGCGGTCACTGGTACGGCGACGGTCGGCCAGGTGCAGACATGCAGCACCGGAACCTGGCTGAATGCGCCAACCTTCACTTATTCGTGGCGGCGTAAGGGGGCGGCCATTCCGAGCGCGACGGCGGCGACTTATACGCTTGTCGCGGTCGATTCCGGCTATCAGGTCGAATGCGAGGTGACTGCGACCAATGGCGCTGGCAGCGCCATCACTAAGAGCAACGCTGTCACCGTCCCCTAAAGGAGAAAACACATGGCGATGAACAAAATTGATCCCCGCTCGCCTGGTCAATCGAGCCAGGGTGACGCGCACTGCGATCCGCACGGGCATGGCGTCGGTTCGCCCAGCGACGGCGGGCATGTCGGTATGGGCCGTGACGACAGCGGTAATTTCAAGTCGATGTCGCGCGGCGGCGAAAGCCCTGATGGCGATGCGATGGCGGCGAAGTACCGGCCAGGTCGCGGGGGCGGCGGCTCGTCGGACGAGATCCCGTCTGGCTCCGAGCTGAATGATGATGGTGACGGCTACGCTTGAACAACGCCGATCGCCGGCTCCTTCTCCTCGAACGCAAGAAGGAGATCCTCAAATCGCGCGCCAGCCTGATCCCGTTCGCGCGCTATATGAGTCCCGACCCGGATCACCGGATCGACCCTAATCGCTCGGCTTACGAAGTGGCGCGTCACCACCGGGTGATCGCGGCGGCGCTGGAAGAGGTTGAGGCTGGTCGGATCAAGCGGTTGATGATTTCGTGTCCGCCGCGGCACGGCAAGACCAAGCTCGCCTCGATGCTGTTTCCGACTTGGGCGGTCGGCCGCAATCCGCGCAAGTCGATCGTGTTCTCGACCTACAACGACAAGTTCGCCCAGGACATCGGCGGCGTAGTCAAGACCGCGATGCAGTCGCCGCTCTACGCCCATGTTTTCCCAAAACTCGAGTTGCGCTACGGCGGCGCGGCCAACGATCGGCTGCGCATCGTTGACGGCGGCGATCTGTTTTTCGTCGGCGTCGGCGGCACGCTGACTGGCCGCGGCGGCGACATCAACATCCTCGATGATCCCGTAAAGAACCGCAAAGAGGCGGACTCGCCGATCGTGCGCGAAGCGTTGTGGAACTGGTACAACAACGTCCTGCGCTACCGCATGATGACCCAGGATGCGGCGTTGGTGATCATCGCCACCCGCTGGAATGAGGACGACATCATCGGTCGCCACACCGACCCGACCAACCCCTATTACAACGAGGAAGAGGCGGCGACCTGGTCGATTATCAACCTGCCGGCGCTCGCCGAAGAGGACGACCCGCTCGGCCGGCCGATCGACGCGCCATTGTGGCCGACCCGGTTCGGGACTGAATTTTTGCTCGATCAGCGTCGCGCCGACGCGCGCGGTTTCACCGCTCTTTACCAGGGCCGGCCGACGCCGGCCGAAGGCTCCTTTTTCAAGGTGGACTTCATTCGCACCTACAACAAAATGTCCGAGCTGCCGCACCCGGATAGCCTTCGCTATTACGGCGCATCGGACATGGCGGTGGCGACCAAGCAGGAGAACGACAAGTCTTGTCACATGGTGGTCGGGGTCGACGAGAACGACAACATTTGGATCATGCCGGATCTTGTCTGGTCGCGCTTGCCGAGCGACATGAGCGTCGAGGCGGTGATCAACCTGATGGCGAAATATCGCCCGATGCTGTGGTGGGGCGAGAAGGGCGCGATCTCGAAGTCGATCGGTCCGTTCCTGCGCAAGCGCATGCTGGAAAAGCGGGTGTTCTGCTCGATCGACGAGATCACCCCGGTCGCTGACAAGCAGTCGCGGGCGCAGTCGATTTCAGCGCGGATGAACATGGGCCGGGTCTACTTTCCGCGCTTCGCCCGCTGGTTTGCCGACGCACGCGACCAATTGCTAAAATTCCCTCATTCTGGTTTTGATGATTTTGTCGATACGTTGTCGCTGATTGGGCTCGGGCTGATGAAGCAGGTGCCGGCGCGCGGTAAGCCGAAGGCGCGGGAGACGGCCCCGGCAGAGTTCACCCTTGGCTGGGTGAAAGAGAACACCAAGCGCGCTGAACGTGAAGCGCGCGCCGCAATGGATGGCTGGTGAAGCGATGGCGGTGGATCCGGAAATTGTCGCGGCGGTGAACGGCCTCAAGAGGTTGTTCGGTCCGTCACCTAAAGAGCTTGAGATTATCGTGCGCGAAGCGGTCGCCGCATGGATGATCGAGCATAGTTATGCGACCGGCCATGGCGACACGCTCGACGATCTTTTGCAGGAGCTGATTGCGCAAGCGAAGGGCGAGCGGTGATGCCTGGCCCTCAAGATCCGAATCAAGCGGCGGTCGAGGCTCTGTTTGGCACGCCGCAGGGCGTCTCGGGGCAGCAGATCCTGAGCCAAGGCGAAGCCGAAGCGAAGATGATCGATCGCGAGCGGCCTGACCCGCCGCCGGCGCGTAAGGCTTTGGTCAAAGCCTGGGGCGCGGAAGTCAAGCACGCCAAGAAGCATTGGAAGCCGGCGTTTGACCGGATGAAGGAGGACCAAGACTTCTGCCTCGGCAAGCAATGGTCGCGGAACCCGAAAGAGAAACGCTACGTCGCCAACATCACCCTGCGTGAGGTGACCCAGCGGGTGTCGTTCCTGTACGCGCGCAACCCGAAGGCGGTCGCCAAGCGGCGCGAGATGATCCTCAACACGGTATGGGACGGCACCGAGCAGAGCCTGCAGGCGATCCAGGAAGCCGGCGCTATGGCGATGCAGAGCGGCCAGCTCGCTGGCGCGACCATGGGAGGCCCGCCAGCGCCCCCAGGCGCGCCGCCGGGCATGGGCGCGCCTATAGGGCCGCCTGGCCTGCCTGGACAGCCGCCAGGGCCCCCAGCGCCCGGCGGGCCTCCTGGCGCGCCTCCGGGGTTGGGTGTCGCCCCTCCTGGGGCCAACCCGATGCTGCCGGAGATGATGCAGCAGGGCATGGCGATCATTCAGGACGCCAGCCAGGTCAAACAGCAGACCGAGCTGCTCGACAAGATCGCCAAGACCCTGGAGCTGCTCTACGCTTATAACGTTTCGCAACAGTTACATCCCTTCAAGCAATTGATGAAGATGACGGTGCGGCGCGCGCTGACGGTCGGCGTCGCTTACGTCAAGCTCGGTTTTGAAAGAGTGATGGAGAAGCGCCCTGACGTGATCGCCAAGCTCAGCGACATCAACGAGCGCCTTGGCACCCTGGAGCGCTTAGCCGCTGATATCGCCGACGACGAGAGCGACCCCGATTCGGCCGAAGCTGAGCAGCTCCGGCTGATGGTGCAGGATCTGCAGAGTGAGCAGGAATTTATCGCCCATGAGGGGCTGACGTATGATTACCCCAGTTCGTTCTCGATTATCCCCGACACCAAGTGCATCCACCTGCGCGGCTTTCTCGGCTCCGATTGGGTGGCGGAGGAATACATTATCAGCCCCAACGAAGTGAAAGAAATTTATGGCCGCGACGTCGGCAAAAACTACACGTCCTATAGCCGGCCGGACGGCGGCATGAACGCTGGCGCGCGAGCCGACTCTTTGATGCAGCTCGGTCCGAACGACAAAGAAAAAGGCACCGGGGGTGACAAGCAGTGCTGCTGCATCTGGGAGATTTACAATCGTAAAGACGGACTCGTTTATGTGGTTTGCGACGGCTACCCGGACTTCATGCGCGAGCCTGGCGCGCCCGACACGCCGCTCGAACGCTTCTGGCCCTGGTTTACCCTGACCTTCAACGAAACCGACCACGAGGACGATATTTTCCCGCCCTCCGACGTGCGGCTGATGATGCATATGCAGACCGACTACAACACCGCCCGCCAGGGTTTGCGCGAGCATCGCCGAGCGGCGCGGCCGAAGACGGTGGTATCAGCTGGCGCACTCGATGCGGAGGACGTCGAGAAGCTCGAATCGCACCCGTCGAACGCCATTCTCGAATTGAATGGGCTGCAGCCAGGGCAGAAGGTTGCCGACCTTCTGCAAGCATTCACCGGGCCGGAGATCAATCCGGCGCTCTATGACGTCGGGCCGTATTTCGACGACACGCTGCGCGTTGTTGGCTTCCAGGAAGCGAATATGGGGCCGACCAATTCGGACACGGCTACTCAGAGCCAGATCGCCGAAGCGTCGCGCACCACGACGATGGATTCAAATGTCGACGACCTCGATGACCTCTTGACCCATCTCGCGCGCTATGGTGGGCAGCTCCTGTTCTCGAATGTCGCTGAAGCGACCGTCAAACGCATTGTCGGGCCCGGCGCGGTCTGGCCGGATCTGACGCGGCAGCAGATCAGCGAAGAGGTTTGGCTGGAGATCGAGGCCGGTAGCTCGGGCAACCCGAACCAGGCGCAAGAGATCGCCAACGCGCAGAAGATTTACCCCCTGGTGATGCAGATCCCGAACATCGACCCTGAGTTTCTCGCCCGCGATCTCCTGCACCGCCTCGACGACAAGCTTGATCTGACGCAGGCTTTCAAGTCGCCGCTGCCCTCGATCGTGGCTATGAACAGCATGCGGCCTGGCCCGCCCGGCGTTGGGCAGCAGGCGACGCCGTCAGCCGGAGCGACGCCGAAGTCGCCGCAAATGCAGGGGCCGGCCGGCGAGCAGAACCCGCCGCAGAACCCGCGGCCAGGCGGCAGCTTCCCGCCGCCGACGCCTGGCGCGGCGTCAGGTCCGCCGACGCCAACCCCCGGCATGGGTCGATTGACCGGACCGACCCATTAGCGTGTCTATGGTGTTGCGTGTTTGCCAGAAATGCGGCACAACCCCCAACCCATGGGACGTAAAAACTAAATGGAAGACGGGACGTCCACCGTCGCCAACGAATCAGCTTCGACGCCAGCGCCGGCCGGCGGTGAAGCTCAAGGCAATGCTGCCTCAACCCCAGCCTCGCCTGACGTATCGGGGGCCTCGTCGACCTCATCATCCGGCGAAAGTGCCGAGAGCCGTGAGTCGCTTCTCGACGTTGTCCGTAAGGCCGCTCCCCGCAAGGAAGCGCAGCCTGGTCCCGGCGGCGAACGTGGCGTCTCAAGGTCAGGAGAGTCGGCAGCTCCTGGCGCGCAGGCGAAAGACGATCCAGGACCGCTGACCCAGGCGGAAATAGACGGCTTCTCACCGCGCACGCGAAAACGCATCGACGAGTTTCGAGCGCAGATCAACGGACTCAAATCCCAGATCGCGCCGCTTGAGGCTCAGGCCCAGACGACGCAGGCGCTGCAGAACTTCCTGAAACAGGCGGACATCGCCAAGGAAGATTTCGGGCTCGTGCTGGATCTGGCCGCGGCGATGCGACGCGGCGACTTCAGGACGTTCCTGGAGGGCGTCGCGCCCTACGTCCAACTGGCGCAGGAGAGCCTCGGCATACAGCTCCCGGCTGACCTCCAAAGGGCGGTCCAGAGCGGGCATATGACCCAGGACGCGGCACGGTACACCGCTCAAGTGAGAGCCCGTGAGCAACTCGCTCAAGGGCAGCTCGCTCGGGTGACGCAGGAGACGACTCAACGCGACCACGCTCAAGCCGTGCGTGAATTTCAGGCTTCAGTGGCGGGTGCGGTTTCTAACTGGGAGCAAGGGGTTCGACGATCCGACCCCGACTACGCGCGCACAGAACCCGTTGTGAGGGAGCTGCTGCACGCCGTTGTGCATGAGAGGGGCCCACCCCGGTCGCCAGCCGAAGCCGTCGAGATTGCTAAACAGGCTTACGAGCGGGCGAAGGCGATGTCTTCGCGTTTCATGCCGAGCCCACGGGGTACGCATCAGGTTCCGAGCAGCATCAATCGGGTCAACGGCGCTCGGACGGAACCGAAGAGTCTCAAGGAGGCGATTCATTTCGCAATAGA